ACTCGACCGCGAGTACGACACGTTCCGCGATTATTGGATGGAGTTGGGCCGCTACTTCCTCCCGACGCGCGGGCGGTTCCTCCCCGCGACGCAAGAGCATAACCGGGGCGACAACAACCGGCGGCGCAACAAGGACGTGATCGACTCGACCGGGCCGATGGGCGTGCGCACACTGCGCAGCGGACTCATGGGGACGCACACGAACCCGGCGCGGCCGTGGTTCCAGCTCTCGACGCCCGACCCGGACCTCAACGCTTTCCGCAACGTCAAAATCTGGCTTGAGCGTCAAACGCAGCGGATGCGGGCGGTGCAGTTGAGCAGCAACTTTTACAACGCGATGCCGGTGATGTACGGCGACGCGGGCGTGTTCGCCACGGGCTGCAACCTCGTCCTCCCCGACCCCGACGACGTGATCCGGTTGTACCCGCAACCCATTGGCTCATACCGGATTGCCACAAACGACCGTGGGCGTGTCGATACATTCATCCGCAGGTTCACGATGACGGTGCGGCAACTCATCGAGCGGTTCGGGTTCGACGACGACGGGAACCGCAACAAGAACATCTCGACCGCCGCGTGGAACGCTTGGGATCGCGGCAAGTACGAATCCCCTATCGGCGTCGGGCACTTCATCGGCCCCAACGACGCCTTCAAGCCGGGCAGCGCGTCGAACCGCCGGATGCGGTACACGGGCGTTTACTACGAGCTATCGAGCGACCGCGACGCCGTGGTGGACGAGGGCGGGCATAACGTGTTCCCCGTGGTCGCGTGGCGGTGGGCGACGACCGGCGAGGACGTGTACGGTACGGATTGTCCCGGCATGGACGCGCTCGGCGACATGAGGGCGTTGCAACTCCTCCACGTCAAGAAGGCCAAAGCCCTTGATAAGCAGATCGACCCGCCGCTCGTCGCGCCCTCGTCGTTGCGCAACCGCCCCAAGAGCATGTTGCCCGGCGGCGTGACGCACGTTGACGAGCGGGAGCAAGGCACGAAGTTGCGGCAACTGCACGAGGTCCATGCTTCCTTGACGGACGTTCGGCTCGACATCCAGGAGCATCAGGGGCGGATTCGGCGCGCGTTCTACGAGGACTTGTTCCTCATGATGCTTTCGAGTGACCGCCGCGAGATTACGGCGCGGGAGATCGACGAGCGGCGCGAGGAGAAACTTGTTGCGCTCATCGACGCCGTGGACCGCCTCAACGACGACTGTCTCGACCCGATCATCGACATCCAGTTCGACCTCATGCTGCGCGCGGGCCGCATCGAGCAACCCCCGCCGGAGTTGGCGCGCGTCGGCGGCGTGTTGCGCGTCGATTACGTTTCGATGATGGCGCAGGCGCAGAAGATGGTTGGGCTTGCCTCCCTTGAGCGGCACACGAACTACGTCATGGCCTTTGCGAACCTTCCCGAAGAACACCCGATCTTCGACCGCTTCGACCGGGACGAGGCGTTGTCGGTCCACGGCGATATCCTCGGCGTGGCCCCGCAGATCGACCGTGGCGTGGACGCGGCGGCGGCTCGGCGGCAAGCGCGGGCGGAGGCGCAGGCGCAGGCGGCGCAACTCGAGCGCGCGAACGTGGCGGCTCAAACGGCGGAGTCGCTTTCCAAGTCGAGTCTCGAAGGCAACAACGCGCTGACCGCGCTTGCGGGGAGGTAGCCGATGCTCTTCGTTCACGGGCAAGGTTATCTCGGCGACCTCACGACGCTCAACGTACTCAGTTTCACCTTCAACACGACAACGGCGGCGGGCGCGCCGATCGCGCTTGTCGGCGGCGCGGTGTCGGTGTACCGGGCGGGTGTGACGGCGGAAAGCACGGCGGGGGTGACGCTCACCGTTGACTTTGACGCCGTGACGGGCCTGAACCACGTCCTGATTACCCCCGCTTCGGACCTGCTTTTCTACCTCATCGCCAACGACTACTCGGTCGTTTTGACGGCTGGCACGGTGGACGGGCAAAGCGTTGTAGGCACGACACTTGTGTCGTTTTCCATCGCAAACCGCAACCTCACGGTCGGCGGCGTGGACCTGACCCCCGTGACCGACACGCTTGACGCGGTTACGGCAACGCTCGCGTCGCTCACGCAGACCCTCACCTTGCTCTCCGACTCGCTCTTGGTGGGCCGGAGGGTGTACCGGAGCCGGGGACGGGTGGTGTTCCCGGTGCGCACCGGACTCCAAAAATCATCCTGACCCCTTGCAAACGGAAGATATCGACGATATCGTGTTGCGCGATGGATGATACCGATATCAAAGATGTTGAGCCGCGAAAGAGGAAGCGCGAATATCGGGACGAGGTTGAGAAGGAGCGGCATCGTCGCTACGTGGACGGGTTGAGGGCGGCGGCGGCGACGGCCAACGGACGCTGGTTTCTTTGGGGACTCATCAAGGCGTGCGGGATCGGGCAGGCCGTGTACCAGTCGGGCGACGAGGACCGCGACCTTTGGATTTTGCAGGGCCGCAAGGACATCGGGTTGAAGATTCAAGAGGACATGACCCAATACTGCATCCACGACTACCTGCGGATGCTGATTCAAGGCGACGGAAACCGGGTCGATATCGAACCCCTGCTCAAGGAGCCGACGAATGCCGGATGAATCGAACACGGCGGTACTCGAAGCACCGGCGGAAACCGAATCCGTTGAGACTGAACCAGGCGCGCTCGCGCCGGTGGAGAGCAAGACAACCGACACGCCGGGCGTGCCGGAGAAATACGACCTGAAACTCGACGGGGAATACGAAGCGATCACGGACAAGGGCGCGTTCCTTGAGGAGACCGGGCGAATCGCCCGCGAACTCGGACTCAAGCAGGAACAGGCGCAGAAACTTGCCCAGCATCGCGCCGACACACTCGGCGGGTACATCAAGTCCGTCAAGTCCGCGCAGGACGCGCGCGTCAAGGAGTGGCGCGCGTCGCTCGAAGGCGACAAGGACTTCGGCGGCGACAAGTGGGACGAAACAAAGGGCAAGCTCGGCGCGTTCGTCAAGCAGCACGGCGATCAGGAGTTGATCGACGCGCTCGCCAAGACGGGCTACTCCGACTGGCCCCCGCTCGTGCGGTTCGTCCAAAAGGCGGTTTCGGAGCGTGACGCCCTCAAAGCGCGTCTGGACAAGATCACACGGGAACACAACTTCGTTCCCTCCAATCAGCCCGTCGTGGAGACAAAGCCAAAGACCGACGCGGACGTTTTCGGCGTGTCGGAGATCAAGAAGCAGGCGTTGTCAGGCGCGGCGGCTACTACGTGAGGTAAAAGAACATGGCAACCATCGGTGGAACAAAAATCACTTTGAGCGATCTGCTCAAGACGCTCGACCCGGACGGCTCCCCGGCGCGCATCGCGGAAATCCTCATGCGCACCGAATCCATGCTGGAGGACTTCTCCGTCATGGAAGCCAACGGGATCACGAGCCACCGCTCGACGCAGCGGGTCGGCTTGCCCACGGCGACGGCGCGGAAGCTCAACCAGTTCGTCGCACCGAGCAAGGGCGCGAAGGCGCAGGTGGACGACTCCATCGCGGAGTTCACGAGCAACTACGAGATCGACAAGTCGCTCTGGGCACTCAACGGGTTCAAGGACCAGTGGTTCGTGGACAACCAGAAGGAACATGTGCAGGCGCTCTCGCACAAGGTCGCCGACACGATCATCTACGGGAACACCAACACGGCCCCGGAGGAGTTCCTCGGGTTGCAGGTCCGGTACAACGACCTGGCGGCGGCGAACGCCGACAACATCGTGACCGGCGGCGGCGCGGGTTCCGACAACACGAGCATCTGGCTCGTCTCAAGCGGCCCGGAGCGGACGAGTTTGATCTTCCCGAAGGGGAGTCAGGCGGGGATCGAGATGTCGCCCCCGCGACTCGAAACCATCCGCGACTCGACCGGCGCGGTGATGGAGGGCTACGTCGGGTTCTTCTACTGGAAAACCGGCCTCGCCGTCTCGGACTGGCGTTACGTCGTGCGCGGCGCGAACATCGACCGTTCGGATCTGACGCCCAACGCCGCGACCGGCGCGAATCTCGTGAACATCATGATCGACATGATGCACCTGCTTCCCTCCGACGCGGGCAACATGACCTTCTACGTGAACCGGACCATCGAGGCGTTCCTGCACAAGCAGGTCACGAACAAGGCCAACGTCTGGATTTCCCGCGACGAGATGAAGGGGTCGAGCGGCAAGATGCTCACCTTCGAGGGAATCCCGGTGCGG